TATGGTTACACTACTCAAAGGGATTTAACTAGCATGGGTAGTTTTTTAATCATGGGTGCTGTGGGTATCTTTATCGCGGGTATTGTGAATATCTTCTTGCAAAGCAGTCTCATGAGTTTTGTGATCAGTTGCATTGCAGTGTTGGTATTCACAGGACTAACGGCTTATGATAGCCAGCAACTAAAAGAAGAATACATGAGTCAAGGTGCAGTTTATGGTTTTGACAGTGCTGCCAAAAGCAGTATTTTTGGAGCACTTACTCTTTACCTTGATTTCATCAATATTTTCGTTCACTTAATGAACCTAATTGGTGATAGAAAATAAACTCCTCCAGGAAACTGGTAATCCCCAACCTAGAGTCTTGCAAGGCTCTAGGTTTTTTTGTATAGTCCAAGAGTCATGTCAGAAAATATCAAAAAGCTCACACCTTATCAACACGTTAGATTGCGCACGACTGTGTATTATGGAAATACCAGTCCTCACACGCAGCCGGTAATAGACTATCAAGGGCCAGAACCTCAGTTACAAGAGGTCACTTGGGTTCCTGCTGTGTTTACTACCTTTAGAGAAATAGTTGACAATGCCCTGGATGAAGTAGTTGCGCACGGGCATGGTAGTCGCATTGACATTACCTATGATCCGCAACAACTGACGTTCTCCGTAAGCGATGATGGCCGAGGCATTCCCATTGATTGGGACCCTGAACACAAATGCCACAAAGCCACGCTGGCACTAAGTGAACTCATGAGTGGCCGAAACTTTGACGAGCGTACCAACACAGCAGGCATGAATGGTATTGGGGCCAGTGGCGTAAACTTTTGCAGTGAATGGTTTCGAGTTGATATTACACGAGACGGCCAGCGGTTTCAACAAAACTTCAGTGAAGGCAGTGAAATATTTGGAGATGCACTGCAAATAAGTGATCCCAAAATAACTCGTAAACAAGGTCGCACAGGCACTGGTGTTAGTTGGAAACTCAGCAAGCGAGTGTTTGCTTGCTGCGAACTGCCCTTGGAGTTTGTGCGCAATCGTGTAGTGGAACTTGCTGCTGCCAACCCTGCTGTGAAGTTCACATTCAACGGTGATGCTGTGAAAGTTAAAAATGTCGAGCGGGGGTTGTTTGGCAATCGCGAAACATTCAGCATTCTAGCTGAAACGGAATCTGCAGGCTTTCGCAGTCAGTTTGTGATTGTTCCCAACTTCACTGCGCAGGGCGATCATGCACACAGCATGGTCAACAACATACCAGTGTTTAACGGTGGCAGCCATATCGACAGTTTTCGCAAGCACTTTGTCAGCAATCTACTGCAAGCTCTAGCAAAAGAAAGTCGGCGCAGATCTCTTGTTCCCAACAGGAGTGATATTTTAGAAGGACTTTTAATCTACAACATCACTAAAATGAATCGGCCGGACTTTGACAGTCAAAGCAAAACTCGACTGATTAATGAAGAAGTAGATGCTTGGATTCGTGCTGCATGTGAGGATGAAAAGACTTGGAAAAAAATCATTCGTGACAACAGCACATGGATCGACAGCATCTACGCACGCTGCGCAGCTAGAACACAGAAAAAAGACGATGCAGATGTTGCCAAGCTGGCACGCAAGGTTCTCCGCACCAAAGTGCCCAAGCTCATGGATGCAACTGGCAAAGATCGCACCAAATGTATTTTGATGCTAACGGAAGGCGACTCGGCTGTTAGTTCTGTAGCTGCTGTGAGAAATCCCGAAATACACGGTGGCTTGCCTTTACGAGGTAAAATCCTCAATGTGCGTGGAGAAAGCAACAAAACAGTTCTAGACAATGCCATTTTGCAAGATATCATGAGCAGCATTGGTTTGACACTGGGTCAACAGCCACGGCGCGAGGACTTGCGATATGGACAAGTTTGGATCACGTGTGATGCTGACACCGACGGTGCTAACATCATGGCGCTGTTAGTGAACTTTTTCCATGTGTATTGGCCATCACTGTTTGATCCACAGAAGCCGGCATTTTTCCAAGTATTCAGCACGCCGTTTATTATTCAAGAAGACAAGAAGAAAAACCGGCACTATTGGTATAGCGATGATTGGTTGAACTATCAAGCACAAGATTGGCAGGGCTGTCCCAAACCCACAAGAGCCAAGGGCTTGGGCAGTTTGGAAGAACAAGATTGGAACAACAGTTTGAATAAACCTAGATTGATTGCCTTGCAAGATGATGGTAAACTAGCAGAACTTCTAGACTTGCTTTTTAATGACAAAAAAGCCGATCAACGCAAAGCTTGGATGAGTATTTAAAATGAGCACAACTACAACCAGTGATTTTATCAATACCAGTAGCAGAGAATACGCCATCTACACAGCACAAAACCGTGCCATTCCCAGTGTATGTGATGGATTAAAAGACGGCCAGCGCAAAATGCTGTGGCTCATGCGCACACGATCTGAAAAGGTCAAGACCATCAGCCTTGCCGGCCAGGTAATTCAAGAGGGTTTTTTCGTTCACGGAGACACATCAGCAGCAGAAACAATCAGTCGCCTAGCTGCGCCCTATCTCAACAATGTGCCTTTGCTGGAAGGCATTGGTGCATTTGGCACACGAGTGGGTCCCGACAGTTGGGGTGCTCCGCGATACACTTATGTCAAACGTCATGCAGTTGCACAAGCCCTGCTTTACAGCGATTTGGATCTTGTTCCTCAAAAGCCCAACTATGATGGATCAGTTTTGGAACCTGTGAACTTTTTGCCTTTGATTCCACTTGTGCTGTTGAATGGTGTAAGTGGCATTGCTGTGGGCTGGAGCACTGATATTTTGCCTCATAGTTTGGAGTCCCTGATTGACGCAGTTGTTGCAGCTATTGATCAAAAACCTCTGCCAGTCTTGATTCCCAGTTATGATTTTCTACAAGTAAATGTTCGTGATCTCGGCGGCAACGGCTATGAGTTCCAAGGCCAAGTGGATATCGTGAGTTCCACTTTGTTGAAAGTAACTGAGCTGCCACCAGATCTCAGCTTGGAGAAGTTTCGTGCTAGGCTGAATCAAATGGAAGACGACGATCTCATCCACAGTTACACTGATCGCAGCACAAAAACTATTAACATTGAGATACGCATGAAGCGTGGCAGCATGGAATCTTGGACACAAGAACAGGCTGTGAACTTTCTCAAACTGCGCAGCAAAAGCACGCAACGTTTGGTAGTCTTGGACTTCAATAACACCAGTATTCGTCAGTTTGCCAACTCAGGAGAACTTGTGCAGGCATTTGTGGAATGGCGTTTGACTTGGTACACCAAGCGATATCTAAAACTTATTGAACAAGCACAACGCGATTTGACTTGGTATCAAGCCCTCAAGCTATGTTACGATCAAAAACTACCGGTATTTTTGCCACAAGCTGCCAACAAGCAGGCTATTGCGGAACGGGTGCAAAAAATCACCAGCAAGCTGCCTATTGATGCTGATCAAATTGACCGCATCACACAACTTCCCAGCTATCGGTGGGCACAAGATCAATACCAAGACACATTAGACAAAATCGCCGAACAGGAAAAGCTGCTTGCACAGTATCAAGCTATGTTGGCAAGTCCTGCTGCATTGCGAAAGCAATATCGACAGGAAGTCACAGCACTGAAAAAACTTAAACTTGTTCATAAATAACTCATGTTGACGGAAGAAATAACTGGTGAACCCCCGCGTCGTGCAGCTGGTGTGTTGATACATGCAGAAGACACAAATAGATTTTTGTTTGTCAAGCGCAGCGATTTTGTAAACCATCCAGGCACTTGGAGTGTGCCCGGAGGTTTCAGTGAGCCCGGTGAAACTTCCTGGCAAACTGCATCACGTGAATGCCAAGAAGAAATAGGGCAAGATATTGCAGCTTGGCCTCATGTTAAAATCTGGCAACAGCGTGTGGCTTGGCCAAAAAGTCAATACATGCTGTTGGCTTGTGCTGTGGATTTGGAATTCTCCTGTAAGCCCAACTGGGAAATAAGTGAGTTTCGCTGGTGCTCGATAGATGAAGTTCCTGAACCGCAGCATCCTGGTTTAACCGCTGCCCTGAGCAACGACCAAGCGGCGGAAATTCTACGGAAGTTTCTCAAGCAAGGCGAACAGAGTCAATAACACATTGACAACTGAGCTAGGTGCATGTATGTTCAGGGTATGACATACATGCCACAGCTTGTGAAAATCTCTGATGTGCAAGAACTTCTCCAACACAGCCAGCGAGCTGTCATAGCAGTAAGTGGGGGAGCAGACAGCATGATGCTGCTGCATTGGTTTGCGCAACATCGCGACAAGTTTACAACTGAGTTTTTGGTTGTGCATGTCAATCACAACATCATGGGTGCCAGCGCACAATGGGCACAGCAAGTGCAACAGGCATCACAAGCTTGGGGATTTGAACATGTAGTGGTTGCCCTTGAGAAAAACCAACTGCAAGGCAATCTTGAGCATGCAGCCCGCCGTGCTAGATATCAAGCATTTTGTCAGCAAGATATCGATTGCATTATCACAGCACATCATGCCAACGATCAAATTGAAAACTTTCTGCTGAGGATTTTTCGCGGCAGTGGCATCAAGGGATTGAAAGCCATGACGGCGCAAGCCAGCTGTTGGTTTGATCCTCACAAGCAGGTAGTGCGCCCGCTGCTAAATGTCACACGCGAGCAAATCATGGACTATAATCGACATCATGATATTTCTTGGTGTCACGATCCCAGCAACCAAGATACAACTTATGATCGCAACTACATTCGCGGAGTTATCTGGCCCACTGTGTTGCAAAGATTTGACATTGCTGATGTCAATGCCCTGCGCAGTATTCACCATCTTGGTGAAGCTTGGGATCTGGTAAACTGCCTAGCTGATCAAGATCTACAAACTGTGACTATTGACGCTGTGACTTGGAGTTGGCCAAAACTGCGTGATTTGGGCTATTTGAGGATTAAGAATCTACTCTTGCGTGTGTTGGATCAAACCAATCAATATGGTTACAGTGTGGGTCATATTGAAAACTTTGCACGCGGGTTGCTGGCAGCAACAAGCGACAGCCGCACAGAGTTGAGTTTGAAAACCTTGACTATTCAAAAACATGGACACAAGATCCATTTGCTAGGTGGAAAATTAGACACCTTGGTGCCAAAAACATAAACTTGTGGTTATGCAAACACCAAAAGTATTCACAGTTATACCCAGCACGGGCAGATCCACACTTGCACAAGCAGTTGCAAGTGTCAAACAACAAACATACCACACTGAGTGTGTTGTGGTAGTTGATGGACCGCAAGCCGAACCAGCTGTGCGTGAACAACTAAAAGGTGTTGATGGCATAACTGTGTTTACACTGCCTTGGAACACTGGTGGTGGCGGACGAAACGGCCAGTTCGTATATGCATCAGCTGGCATGTGGATTCCTGCAGATTATATTTGCTACTTGGACGAAGACAACTGGTTTGAACCACAACATGTGCAAGATTGCATGACCGTAATTGGTCGTGGAGTCAAATGGTGTTACAGCCTTAGGCAAATTGCCAGCCCCAGCGGAGAAGTTCTAGGTCCCGATGACTGTGAAAGTCTAGGACGCTGGCCAATTTATTTCAGCACTGCTAAACAGCAACACCACATGGTTGATACCAGCTGCTATTGTGTGCCACGTGATGTTGCCCAACAAGCTTCAGCCTCTTGGGTGCAACTGTGGGGTGAAGATCGCAAGTTCTACACGGCTGTGAGCCAAAACTGGCGCAGCTTTGCCTGCACGGGGTTCTCCACTGTCAACTACCGACTAGGCGGGAATGCCCAAAGTGTCAACTGGGATTTTTTCCAAAATGGAAACAAACTTCAGCAGGAAAAATATCCCCATGGGTTCCCTTGGCGAAAATCCCGTACCCAGTAACTGGACATCAGTTGCTGTTCCTGACCCGTGGTATCACCGGTATTTTTGGGATTTTATTTTCACCTGGTTGCAGCGAACTTCCGGCCCTCGACATCTTTCCGACCAAGCATTTTTAGCCAGCTTGAGCCACGATCAGCGTGCATGGATGCAAGCGAACATACATCACGAATATCTGTTTGATAAACAAACTGCATGTTTGTGGTTCCAAGATGCCCAGGAAGCCATGTTGTTTAGATTGACATTTTGCTGATTGACATGTGGTGGAATCATGCTATTATCAGGACATGATAAAGCAAGTCCACGACCTCCGCCGACGTGATCAGCGTGTGCTCAACACGCTTAGGATCATGGCACAAGATGTTGCTCCGGTTCGCGGAGCAAAAATTGCCAGTGCCTTGGTTCATCGAAATGACATTGTGAGTTTTGGCATCAATCAGTTTCGCACGCACCCGCTGCAAGCTCGTTTTGGCAAGAACAGCGAAGCTATTTTTCTGCACAGCGAGATTGATGCCATCCGCAATGCCCTGAATCATACCACGGCAGATTTGCTCACGCGATGCACTTTGTTTGTGTTCCGAGTCAAGCGCAGCGGAGCAGGTCCTCGAGCGCATTGGTGCAGCGGCACGGCTCATCCTTGTGAAGGATGCACACGAGCGATTGCAGCTTTTGGAATTCGTCGTGTGGTCAACAGCACCAATAATCCACTGGAAGTTGAAGTTTGGCAGCATGAAAATTCGTGATCAAAAAGACATTTGGACAGCTTGTGGTGCATGTGGCAAGCCAGTGGATGCTGTTATCCAGTGTTTCAGTCTGGGTAACCCTGCACAGCCCAACACAGTGCATGAATACAATGCTC